ACCGAATGAAGGGCCTCAAGAAGAATTTCTTTCCTCAAGTGAAAGAGATGTTCTGTACGGTGGCAGTGCAGGTGGAGGAAAAAGTTTTGCCTTACTTGCAGACCCCCTACGGTATTGCCATAACGGCAACCATCGTGGGCTTCTTCTTAGGCGTACTCTGGATGAGTTAACAGAACTCATAGACAAATCACGACAGCTTTATCCTAAAGCGTTTCCCGGTGCAAGATTCCGAGAGTCAAAGTCCACATGGATATTTCCATCAGGTGCAACCATCTGGTTTACGTACCTTGACAAAGACAAAGACGTAACTCGATTTCAAGGACAGTCGTTTAACTGGATAGGTATAGACGAGATAACACAATACCCAACACCGTACGTTTGGGATTATCTTCGTTCACGACTTCGTTCAACTGATACAGAATTACAAAACAATCTGTATATGCGTTGCACTGCTAACCCCGGAGGAGTTGGTGGATGGTGGGTAAAGAAGATGTATATTGACCCATCAGAACACAACTCTACGTTTCCTGCGTTAGACATTGAAACAGGTAAACCGTTTTTGTGGCCCAATGGACACGACAAAGCAGGGCAACCTTTATTTTATCGCAGGTTCATTCCTGCCCGTTTAACTGACAATCCGTACTTGTTAGCTGATGGTCAATACGAAGCGATGTTACGTTCCCTTCCTGAAGTCGAACGTAAACGACTTCTTGAAGGAGACTGGGAAGTAACAGAAGGTGCGGCGTTTCCAGAATTTTCAAGAAGTAAACATGTTACACCGAGTTTTGAGCTTCCATTCAATTTCCCCCGCATACGAGCCGCCGACTACGGCTACTCGAGTCCGTCATGCGTTCTTTGGGGTGCTATTGATTGGGATAATAATATCTGGGTTTATCGTGAATTATACGTAAAACACTTGACAGCAGAGCAACTGGCTGATAGAATATTACAAGTAGAAGAAAACGATCCAACACCACACTACACAGTACTCGATTCTTCGTGTTGGAACAAAACAGGGTTTGGCCCTTCAATCGCAGAAACAATGATGAGATCAGGAGTCCGTTGGATTCCATCTGATAGAAACAGACTTCAAGGAAAAATGGAAATACATAGGCGGTTGGCGGATGACCCACGAACAAACGAACCACGATTACGAATATTTCCGAATTGTATCAACCTTATCAAGCAACTGGCAGGTATACCTCTTAGCAAAACAAATGCAGAAGACGTAGATACAAAAGCGGAAGACCACGCATACGATGCGTTACGATACATGTTAATGACAAGGATGACAGGGTATGTGTCAATTCATAAAACGCTTAATGGCATCAAGAATCAGGTCTACCAAGTCCATGATCAAACATTTGGATATTAATAAATGGCAGAAATAACACAAGATATAACAATAGGACAAGCACTAGACTTTGCTGAGAATAGAGCAAAAGAAGCTAATGAAAAAAATGCTGCTAAAAATATAAAAAGTTTTAAAAACGCTATAATAAAAGGTAAGTTAGGAGAAAACGTAACCCTAGAAAGTCTTTACTTTAATACAGTACAGAGCAAAGATTATTTAACCAACATACAAGCAGGTAAAGGTAAGGTAGAAGCTGATTTTTATGTCAAGGCTCAAGCTTTAGAAAAGTATACTAATCAGGGTTTAGTTGAATCTGGCTTAGCTAATCTCACCACAAATGTTACAGGTGCAACAGGTTTAGCTAAAGACGTTGGTGCTAAAGGACAGCTTCGTGGCGAACAAGCCATGAGAGGTATGATACCTTTTGAAGAGATAGATAAAATCTACGCTGAAGGTTTTAACGAAATGAAAGGTGACAAAGCAATAAGTGATGCCACCAAAGATTTTCTTATATATCACAGATATACAAGCCACAGAGTTGGAACAATATTGAATGATACAGAGGATTATAAATCTTTAAGATTGTCTGACGTGTCAATAATTACTGATAAACAGGGTAATACTTCAGTCTCTGTGAAAGGAGAGGTTAGAGGTAAAAAGACAAGATACGCTACGACTTACACTGGGTCATTTGCCGAGTTTCTCAAAGGTGTATACAACAAAGCTAAAACAGCAAACCCCGACATGCCTAATGCAGAAATTAAATTGTTTGGCACAAGTCAAGACAAAGTAAACAAAGCTTGGAAAAAATATTTACTTCCTAAATTTTTAGATCGACATGAAATATCTTTACCTGTAGACAGAAAAGGTAAAATTGTTACAGGTCTCACAGAGATAATACGGTCGGCAAATATCGAAGCACTTGAAAGTGATCTAAAACTTCCAAGTAATCTAGGGGATGACTTCATGGGTCATAAAGCACTAGGTACAAAAGCAAAGTCCTATAAAGTAAACACCCCAGAGTCAAAAGCTATAGGTAACATTACTGAAAATATGATAAAGACCTCTGCTTTTAATCTAAATGCAGGCACAGTTAATAATCTGTTTACAGGGTACGGTTTAAATACACCAACGCTAGACGTTGCAAACGATGGTGTAAAAGTTTATGATGGACACAAGACTGATTTTAAATTTGATCAAGATGCTTTAAAAGAAATTGTAAAACCAAGAGCTGCCACAACAGAAGAAATAAATTTAGCAAAAGCACAAGCCGTAACAGGAACTAAAAAAGAACAACTTTTGCAAGAAAATATTGAAATAGAAAAATTAAAAAAAACAAAAACAAAATTAGATTTACAAAGTCAAGTTGCAGAACTTTCTGAATCAGAAAAAATTAAAAAAGCTCAAGCTACTCTTGAACAAAAAGAATTACAAAAAAAACTTAAAGCAGAAAAAAAATTAAATCTTGATGCAAATGCGTGGAAAGACCTTGACCCTGATGTACAACAAACATTAAAAGATCAAGGACTTTGGGATGATATTGTTCAAGGAGTAGAAAAAGTTGCAAAATCAAAGGCAGGTAAAGCTGCTATTACCACTGCAGCAACGATAGCATCTACAACTGCAAAGTCTCTTCCACTTGTAGGCGGAGCTTTTGAATATCAAGAATCTATACAAGAAGGTAAATCAGAACAAGAAGCTTTAGGTAGAGCAGGTGTTGAGACAATTAATCCTTTACCAATTGGTATTAGGGAAATAGAAAAAGTGGGAGAAGGTGTAGAGAAATTTACAGGTGAAAAAATTCAAGAAGATCTTTCAATAAAAAAAGGTGGATCTTTCTTAGAATCAATGATGTCAGGCTTTGGCTACCCAACAGGATTTTCTTCTGGTGGGTTTATAAATAAAAATCAAATAAGGAGATAATAATGGCAGACAATCTAAATAAAGGTGCAGCTTATATTATGGGATCAGATAAAATAACAGTGGATAACGCTGAAGGTTCTACTAGCTTGCACAGAGAAGGTCTTGAGTTTTCAACTGAAGTAAACCAAGATGCTTTACAAGTTGATATGCCAAAGAAGCAAACTAAACCAACAGTTGAAGCTTCTTTTAATTCAATGGCGGAAGACAGAAACTACTTCTAATTCAAGGTAAAAAATAATGGCTGATGAAAATTTTCTTCAACCTGAAGATGATTCTAGCGTATCTATAAATAATCCGTCAGAGGAAATGCCCGGATTAGCAGGGTACGTTAAAAAGAAGTTTGAAGATTCAGAAAATGGCAGACGTTCACACGAACATCGTTGGTTACAAGCGTATAAAAACTTTAGGGGTATTTACGATTCTACAACACAATATCGTGATTCTGAACGTTCTAGGGTGTTTATTAAAATAACCAAAACTAAAGTTCTTGCAGCGTATGGTCAAATTGTAGACATACTTTTTGCTAACAAGAAGTTTCCGTTGGTGGTCGAACCAACTCCAATACCAGAAGGTATTGAAGAGTTTGCTCACATGAAAACACCAATTGATGAAATGACTAATCCGTACGGATTTGAAGGAGACGGGAAACAACTTCTTCCGGGAGCTTTATCTGTAGAAGAACCTCACAAACTAGGATCATATGGTAAAGAATTTCCAAACATGCTTGTCGCAGGCACATCTAAATTAGGTGAACCTCAAGTTAAACCTGCACAAAAAATGGCAATGCGTATGGAAAAGTGCATCCACGACCAACTACTTGATAGCAACGCTGTTAATGTGTTTCGTAGAGCTATATTTGAATCATCTCTTTTAGGCACAGGAATAGTCAAAGGCCCATTTAATTTTTATAAAAAAGTACATAACTGGGAAAATGATGAACAAGGTAATAGAGTATATTCACCTTATGAAAAAGTAATGCCACGAATTGAATATCCCCCTTTGTGGGATTTTCATCCTGATCCATCAGCCACTAGTATAGAAGACTGTGAGTATGTCATACAACGTCATCGTATGAACAGACAACAACTTCGTGGTCTTATTAAACGACCTTACTTTGATGCAGCAGCTATTGAAGAGTGCCTTGCAAAAGGTGCAAACTACGAAGATAAATACTACGAAGATACAATCCGTGAAGATGAAACTGAGCCATACTATCAAGAAAACAGATTTGAAGTTCTTGAGTATTGGGGTGTAATTGATAAAAAGTATGCTGATGAAGTTGGTATGCAAGGCGTTAATGAAATGTCTGAATTTGACCAGATGCAAGTTAACGTTTGGGTATGTGGCAATATGATTATTAGATGCGTTGCAAACCCATTTACTCCTGCACGTATACCTTATCAAGCATTTCCATTTGAAATCAACCCTTATCAATTGTGGGGAGTTGGTGTAGCGGAAAACATGGAAGATGCACAAATGCTTATGAATGGACACGTTCGTATGGCAATAGACAACCTTGCACTTGCAGGTAATCTTGTGCTTGACGTGGATGAAGCAAGTCTTGTTCCGGGGCAAAACATGGATATTTTTCCCGGTAAAATATTTAGACGACAATCTGGTGTAACTGGTACAGCAATCAACGGATTAAAGTTTCCAAACACTGCTCCAGAAAATATACAGATGTATCAAATATCACGACAACTTGCGGATGAAGAAACGGGTATACCATCTATACTTCACGGACAAACAGGAGTAACTGGCACAGGTAGAACTGCTGCAGGACTTTCTATGTTAATGGGTTCAGCGAGTTTATCCATGAAAACAGTTATAAAAAATATAGACGATAATCTTCTTAAACCAGTTGGAGAAGCTTTCTTTCAATGGAACATGCAATTTAATCCAGACATAGAAGATATAAAAGGGGATCTTGAAATAAAACCACGTGGCGTTGCTGCGGTTATGCAAAAAGAAGTTCGCACTCAAAGATTAACTGCACTACTTCAAACTGTATCTAACCCAATGCTTGCACCTTTTATAAAAATACCAAACTTAATAAAAGAACTTGCAATAGCACAAGATATAGATCCAGAAACTTTAGTTAATGACCACAACGAAGCACAACTGTACGCAGAAATGTTAAAAGGAATGATGCAAGATGCTCAACAAGGAACAAGCGAGGGTGCTGTCGCCCCTAATCAACAGCAAGGAATGGAACAACCTAATGGAGTACCTCAACAGCCTGAAGGAACTGACAGTCAAGGGTCTGGTAACGGCACAATCGGAGTCGGAGCTACGCCAACTGCAGGGGAGACTGGCTTTACTGGAAATGCTCCTCAACCTGAAGAGTAGTCACGAAGGGGTAATTAAAAATGGCTGAAGAAATTATAGATACAGGATTTATTCCGGGAAGATCTTATTCTCCTGAAGAATACGCACTTGGTAGACCTGATTTTTACAAAGATTATTTAGGAACTACAGGAATTAAATCGACTGTAAGAGATGATGATGATGACAAAGATGATGATAAAAAACAAGAAGTAGCCACAGTTTTAAGTGCAACAGGGGTAAGTCAAGGTGACTCTGATACAATAAATCTTCTTTCTACTCAACTTGGAACAAAACCAGATGGATCATTGCAAGCTATGGGCAATTACTACGATACAAAAGTAAGTGCTGTAGATTTACAAAGTATGGATTTATCTGCTAAATCATGGGATGATTACAAAAAAAGTAAAGGTATTGGAGATAAATCTGATTTTAAACGAAATTTATTAGTAACAACTGGTGGACTCTCAACTGCAGGATTTCCGGGTGCATTGGTGGGTTCAGCATTGTTTGGGAAAGACTACGAAACTCCTTGGGGTACTGAAAACGTTGGGGGAGGTATGTTTACCCCAATAGGCAATTTAGCGATGAGTGAAAAAATGGCAGCTTCAAAAGAAGTTCAAGCGGCTCTAGGAGCTTTTAATATATCAGATTTACCCGCAGATCATCCCCAAAGAAAAGAAGTTGCAGGACAAGCAGGTCAAGATACGGGGTATGCAATTCGTGTAGATGGAACGTATTTAGTAAGACGCCCCGGAAATGGAAATTATATTGGAACATTACCAATGGGGATAACTAATCAACAAGTTTTAAATTTGGAAGCAATACAAAAAGGGTTTTTACCAAGTTCATTTGGTATTTCTAATGAAGAAGGATTTGGCGTTGGTGGTGAAGGAGGTTATAGAGCAGACGGTTCATTTGTAGATCCAAATGGTCAAACATCATACTACGGCTCTATGAAAGGACTACAACAATTAGCTGATAAAGAATTTGGTGGCAACAGAGATTTAGCAAAACAGTGGGTGGATGAAGTGCGAAAAGGAAGAACTATGTTTACGAGTTCAGGCACATCAATAGAAGAAGGTAAAAAAATTATGAATCGTATTCAATCACAAATATTAACACCTAAACCTAGACCTGTAGATGAGGATGCTATTAAAATTAAAACAACACCTACAATCGGTTCGGGTGAATTTAGAGATGCAGATGTTATTTTTCCTGCATATAGTGCAGATGAAGCTTATATATCAAGATCTAATACAGGTAGACCAATGGATTTATACAACCCACGAACAGGATTGTACGAATCAGAAATTGATTATGAAGATATTCCTATAACAGAAGACACGATTCAAAGAAATTTAGGTAGAGAGATTGGTTATAGGGGTGGTGTAAATTATTTAGATAGAGAAGCTGCTATAAACTTTAATACTCCACGAAATCTTACTGGAACAGACAAATTAGGTGGTTACAGATTTAGTGAAAGATTTGACTCTGATGTTTACAGTGAAGGGGATTTAAATATACGAAATCTTCCTCCAATTACAACTCCTACAACAGCTAGAGTAACAAGAACACGATTACCAGATGTACTGTCTCCTGTAGCTTCAAATTTAGTAGGAGGAGGGGCAGATTTAGCTGCAGGTAAAACGTTTCAAACTAGTGGGTATGGTAACCAACCTGCAGGTACGGTATATACAACAATAACGAAACCAGAAAATAGACAAAAAGTTGCTGAATTTGCTTCACTGCCAGACCCTTTCTTTCAAGATTCTGATGATGATGAGGGGGATAGTTTTGATGATTATGAATCTCCTTCAGGGTATGAAGATTTTGGTGATGTGACTTAATTATGAATAACCCAAACGTAGTTAGACCCCCACAATACATAGGTGGACACAAACCAAATGTTCCTCCACAACAAACTGTTGCTGACAACAAGCCGATGGATGCAGAAGATGGTGATTTTATTATCAACGCAGCGG